TGCCCGGCGGGGCGGCCACAGCGGCGCCCCTGATCGTTGCGGATGGTGCACCGCCCGGTCGCGTAGTTGTGCGACCAGGTGCGGGGTCTACCGGCCCTTTTTGTCGGCCTTGCGGGCTTCAATCTCGAGCTTCGCCTTGACCAGCTCGGCCTTGGCCTTCATCAGCACTTTCGCCTTGTCCATCAACTCTTCCACGCGCGGCGGGTTCAGCATCTCCACATAGTCCGCGAGATCAATCGCCCCGGCCTTGAGTAGCCGGTCGGCCTTGTCCGCCAGGTCCACCGCGTAGATGGGCGAGGAGGTGTGGGCGCTCACCTTGATCGTGGTGCCCTTGGGCAGTTGCGCGAGCAGGAACTGCTGGCCGTCGTCGGTCTCGTAGGCCGTCGGGTCATCGCGCTGCATGAGGTGGAAGATGCGCGTGGCCAGCACCTCGACGGCATCCTCGACCACCAGCGCCTTGTTGCGCACGGGGCCCGACGCGATGGAGGCCAGATCGGCCAGCTGGTTGCCCGCGCGCACGCCCTGCTCGTTCTGGCCCTTCAGGATGGGCGGCATCTGGATCGCCTCGTCGAACATGCCGTCCACGCGGTCGATCAGCTCGAACGGTTGATCCGGCATCGGCGGGCGCATGGCTTCCATCTTGGCCTGGGGGCCGCCCTGCGTGAGGCCGCCGCGCGTGCGCATGGTGAACTTCTTCTCATCGGACATGGGGATCATGTTTGGGCCCGAGAAGAAGCTCGGCGGGTCCAGTTGCAGGCCGTACAGCTCGTCGATCTCCATCATCCGCCGCTCGCGCCATTCTTGCAGTTGCAGGATCTTCTCCAGCGCCGACTCACCCCAGAAGTAGTCGAGCACCGGATCGGTCCACACCTTGATGAACGGCAGCTCCGCCTCCCAGTCGCCTACCGCCGGCAGCACCGGGTTCTGGCGCTCCATGATGGTCCAGTTGCCGATCACGGTGGAGACCAGGTAATCCGGCAGGCGCCGCTCCCCGATCTTGAAGTCCGCGCGCTCCCACACCTCCACCAGCTCCACCATCGGCTCGGCTTCCTGGGGCTTCAACTCCGCGAGCTGCGTCCAGGGCGTCATGCCGCCGGGGAAGGTGCCGATTGGCGGGGAGGGCTGCGAGGTGTTGATGATGATCTGCTGGAGCATCCCGGTCTGCTCGCTACCGGAGCCCGGGGTGGCGTGCTCCTCGGCCCACGCCTCGATGGCGCCCGCATTGGGCAGGCCCGCGACCAGCTGGCGCAGCTCGGGAATCGTGAGGAAGTACCAGTGACACACGGCATCCTGCCGGTCGAGATACGGCACCGACTCGCGCAGCACGCCGAAATCGCCCGGGTGGACCCAGTTGACCGACATGGAGTGATCGGGCTCGGGCAGGAGCTTCATGATGCCGCACCCGTAGACCCCGGCCATCTTGACGAACTCGCCGAACATCACGTCGGCGCCGATATCGCGCCACGTCCGGGTGAACTCGGCGCGCGCCACCTCCGCGGCCTTCATCCACGCGCGCTTGTGCGCGGGCGGCAGGCCCAGCGAGAAGCGCGTGCCCTCGGGGTTGTAGAGATACGAGGACTGCTGCGTGAGCGCGGCTTTGAGCTTGTTGAACCGCGCGGGGATGCCCGACTTGTCGGTGCCCCGGTCGTACCAGATCCGCATCCGCCCGTATTTGTCCTGCCGGGCCTGGCGACTGATCTCGCACGACGCGATCAGGTCGCGGATGCGGGGCTGGGCTTCGTGCTGGGTGCTGGTGGCCATTTACCGCACGACCATGCCGGTGCGCGGGATGGGGCCACCGAAGCGGTTGAGCAGGGGCAGGTTGACCTGTTGCGACGCCGCGCGGCCCTCGCCGGGCACGAGACCCAGCATCCCGGCGGGGTTGCCCGCGCTGCGGCTGCGAGCGAGCTGGATCTGCTCGCCCACCGGCACGCCGGGCACGGGCGCGGTGGGCGCGGCATCGGCCAGGGCTTCGCGCTGCCGCGTCACCTCGGGCTCAACCAGCGTGTCGATGTGCTGGGCCATCCCCCGGCCCACGTTGATCGCGTTGAACAGGCGCGTCAGCCGCCGGGAACCGCACACGGGGCAGCGGGTACTGCCGACGGGGAGGTCATAGACGGACGCGCCATCGGGGGTCTTACACTTTGGCCCCAGACAGGCATGGTCCGCGTGCGGCCCCGGCATGGCTGGGACTATATCACCCCCTCTCCATGTTTCGTCAAATGCGGGCGCATTCTCCGCACGGCTTCGCGTAACCGTGAAGTATGCACGTCCTGTCGATGATAGATCACCCCCTTACACGCCGATATTTCTGAAGAAGCCTTGCATCAACCGCGTGCCTGCGTGGGGCATCTCCACTGGCGGGGGCGGCTCCCCATCCGGGCCGCCCTTGAGCGGCAGGTGCTGCAACACCGGCATAGCCTGCTCGAGCCAGCACTCCACGGCCATCGCCCCGGCCAGCACGCGGTCGTCGTGCGCCGTCCCCTCGGCCTCGATCACGCCGCCTTCCTGCCGCCGCATGTTGGCCAGCTCCTCGACCATCTCCACGGACCGGATCACGATGGAGTTGACCATGCAGCAGTCGCGCAGGCGCGTCAGCACGCCCTGCCGGCGCGAGCCCGAGGTCATCCAGTGCCACGCCATGGACCCGCCGAAGGTGTCGTAGCGCCGGTAGATGTAATGCCGGATGGCGCCGATCACGTCGCTGATCTCGCTGGGCGACCGCTGCGTGCCCCAGCCGAGCTGCTGCAGGCGCTGGATCTCCTGCCACACCGCCTGGCCGGGGCCCTGGAGTTCGAGGATGAAGTAGCTGCGCATGTACTGGCCGGCCAGGTGCAGGCACACCCACGCGAACTGCTGGAGCGTGCAGTCGTTGTCGCTGAACTCCGCGACCTGGACCAAGCGCGTGCGCTCGACGCGCCAGACCTGGCACGTGTGGTAGTCGCTATCTTCGCTGGCGCCAAACGCGGGATCGGCCGACACGACGTAGTAGGAGTCCTTCTGCGGGTGCTCCCACAGCGTGAGCTGGCCCAGCTCCTCGGTGGTCTCGTGCAGCGCCATCTGCTCCACCAGTGGCCCGAACGTGAACCGGTAGAAGTCCGGCGGGGGCGCGTCGGCGAGGTTCTTCCGGAGCGCGTTCATCGTCTGCGCGCCGAGCCAGGGCGAGCCGGTGGCCTGGAAGGCGTGCTCGGGGAGCGTGGGGAAGTCCTGGTACATCTTCACGTCGTCGCGGATCTCCTCCGCGAGCTTCCACCGATACCACGCCCACTGCGTCGGCTTCAGCTCCACGTGCCACCGCTGCTGGATCTGCGCGGCCCACCCCTTCTCCTCGCCCGTGAGCTTGCCGTCCCAGTAAATCTTGTATTGCTTGCTCGCGGGCGATAGCTCGTAGAGTTCGTGGCGCCACCAGGGCACGAAGATGGCGTGCTGCGTGCTGGCGCGGCCGGCGTCCATGAACATGTGGTAGTAGAAGTTGAAGCCGTTGGCGGTGGACTCGCGCACGTAGAGGCGATGCGGGTGGCGCTCGGACAGCGCGGCGAAGAAGTCGGGGATGCGCTCGGGATCGCCCCAGTACGCCACTTCGCTGCCGTGGTAGAAGTTCAAGCCCTTCGACCGGCCGAGCGACACGCTGCTGCGCGGGCCCGCCGTCTGGAACACCAGCCGCGAGCCGTTGGCCCACGCGGTGAGCGCCTTGTTATTGCGCACCAGGGGCCACTGGTACTTCACCGGGAGGGAGTTGAAGAACTCGGTCATCATCACGCGGAAGTACGCGGTGTTGGGATCGGTCTCCGTGATGAACGCGCCGGTGAGGCCCTTGTAGCGGAGCATCCAGTAGAGATCGAGCGCGATGAGCACCGTGGTGACGCCGATCTGGCGGGGCTTCAGGATCACGATGTTGTGGATGCCCGCATCGAGCGCGGCCATGATCTCGCCGAGCACGTAGCGTTGGACTTTCCAGGGGCGGAACGGGATGACGCCGTGGTCCTTCGAGGGAATGCGGATGGTGGACGCGAACTCCCAGAAGGACTCCGCGAGGGACGCGGTCGCTTTCTTCACAGGCTCCCGCGCTTCTTCATCTCCGTGATGAGGCCGTCCAACCGCTCGATGATCTGCCGCAGGCGCTCGAGAATCTCGCGCAGCTCGTCGGCCTTCGTCATGTGCGCCTCCGGAGGGTGAGCCCGCCCTGCAGCGAGATGGTGAATGGCTTGTGCCGGCGCTCCCAGTAGAGCTTGCCCCCGACGATGCCCGCGTTGACCCGCGCGAGCAGCGTCGCGCTGAACGTCGCCGTGCCCTTGGCCACGTGCTGCAACGCATCCCAGGTGCGCCAGTCCATGCGCCACCGGTGCTCCATGCAGGTCGCCACGAAGCAGCGGGCCACCAGCTGCGCGCGCCAGCCGTGGACCGGGTGATCGGGCACGGGCGGCCACTGCCAGCGGACCATCACGTGATGGCGTGGGCACGAGCGGTCGCCGAGGACGTGCAGCAGCTCGGCGGCGTGCCGATGCTGGTAGCGATACCACGTCGCCACCGGCTGGGAGAACTCGGCCGGGGGGCAGTAGACGGGGGCCAGGTGCGGGGAGATCCACGTCACGGGATTCTTGAGCGCGTAGGAGTCGTAGCGCCCGACGAGCGGGGCGTCCTGCCGCTCCCAGCGGGCGAGGCGGCCCTTGAGATGCGGCCCCGGCTCGCCCACCTGCCGCAGCTGGCGGATGCAGGCGCTGCGCTCGGCCTGGGCCAAGCGCCACCACGCGCGGGGGAAGCCCGTGTGGACGTTCACGCCAGGAACCCCACGCGGCACGCAGGGCAGCGGTAGTACCCCTGGTCATGCGGGCGCGCCACCCACTCCGCCTTCGCCGCGCAGTGCACGCACCGCACGCCGTCGCGGGCATCCGCGGCGCGCCACCGCGTCAGGTACTTCGTCAGCGTGGAGCGCACGATGCCCAGGCGGGCGGCGGCGCGGACCTGGTTGCCGTGGCACTCGCGCAGCACGGCCTCGATGTGCCGGCGCACGGCGGTGGCGAGCGTGGCATCGCGCGGCGCGGGCGGCGGCGGGGGCGGGGCCTCCACGTCGAGGTCGGTCAGCTCGCTCAAGATCGTGCGCACGCTGATCATCGCACCGGCCGGGGATTCACGCGCGGAGTGACGCCCACGGCCCACAGGTAATGGCACATGGGGCCGTAGCCGATGTGGAACGTCGCATCGTTCTGGCCGAAGGTGAACACGGTCTTGCAGTGCTGGCTCATCAGCGCGCGCAGTTCGTCCTGTGTCTTGCAGTTGACGTGGCCCTCGCGCGAGGGCGCGGAGGCATACGCTTGGGACTCCCGAGACGGGGTGCCCACGACCAGCACGCCATCCGGCGTGATGGACTGGCAGGCATGGCGGAGAAAGGTCGCTTCGTGCGCGGCGGGGATGTGCTCCAGCACGTCGACGGCATACGCCGCATCATGCCCCGGAATGGGGCCGCCGAGGAGCAGATCATGCTGGTACACGTCGATCTTGGGGTGCCGCCCCTGCGCCCACGTCTGCTGCTTGGCCGCGTCGATCATGGCGCCATCATAGTCGATGGCGGTGACGGCCCAGCGCGTCTCGGCGGCGACCAGGCGCGTGCCGAAGGCATCGGCGCAGCCGATCTCGAGCACGCGGTCGCGCCCGGCGAGGAGCTTGGCCACGACCTGGTAGCGCGCGAGGGTGAACAGCACGTGGCGCGGATCGGTGCGCCAGCAGTAGCCGCTCATGGGGCCGAAGCGCTCGGGCGGCTGCTCCGTCCAGCGCGCGGGGTCGGGGGTGCCGATCATGCCGGCTGACTCCAGCCGCAGTGCCGACAGCGCGGGCTCCAGGGCGGCCACACCTGGCGCTCTCGGCCCCCACACCGACGACAGTGGAAGGGGTCCCACAGGGCGCGGATCACGGTCCAGAGGAACCAAAACCCGATCATCGCCGGGGCCCGCGGCACACCACCGCCGCGTCGGTCTCTTCGACCACGTGGAAATACTGCGCGTACGGCGCCGGGCGCGGCGGCGTGAGCACGTACAGGCCCGCGGGGCCGAGGCTCGCCGCAATGTGCGTGAGGAGCTGGGCCGAGGGGGCGGGCTGGTCCACCTGGTACACCGCGTCGTAGGTGGGGAGCGGGGCCTCGAGCAAGTCATGCTCCTTCAGCTCCATCTTGGGCCAGCGCCAGAGAAAGCCGTTGATCTGTTTGAGGGTCAGACGCGGGTCCAGCACGGTGAGCGTGTCGCCCACGGACTCGGACACGCGGCGCGTGCCGTCGAGATCGGGGCACCCCACCTCCAGCACCCACGGCAGGCCCAGCACGCGCTCGGCCACGGCGGCATAGCGGGCTTCGGATTCGGGCGTCACGGCGTGGCCGGACAGCGCGGGCAGTCCCGCACGAGGGGAATCTGACAGGGACTGGCCCAGAGCGGGCAGTAGTGGCGCCAGACATGCCAGGCGCCGCGCCGACATTGGTGCACGCAATTCGGCTCCAACTTCATCACGGCAGCGCCGGGTGGCGGCGGCGCCACAGGCCCCAGCCGAGCCAGAGCAGCACGTAGGGCCACCAGTCCACCTTGCCCAACGCGGGGGCGATGGCCACGGCCAGGATCAGCACCACGGGGAGCGCGAAGTCGGGGAGGTAGCCCACCACCCACTTCGGCCGCCACCACGCGCGCTGGCCGTGCTGCACGACGAGGAGCCCCAGCGTCACGGCGGCGAGCCGCGCGGTCACCGGGGTCCAGGCGTGGCTGACCAGGGCGAGCGCGAGCCAGCCCGCGAAGGGCTCGTAGCGCTGGGCCAGGACGCGCCCGCCCTTGACCCACCCGTCCCGGGGCAGGCCGGGCGGGGGCGTGCCCCACCAGAACACGGTCCAAAACGACGCCGGCGCCCCGCAGAACAGGACCACGAGCGAGCCGATGGCGACCGCCCCCGCGAGGTCGGTGCCCGCGGCCAGCCACAGCGCCCACGCCTGCCAGTACGCGGTGTGCCGCAGCCCGGCCACCGCCGCCCCACAGGCCACCGCGGCGGTCGGCGCGCCATGCCAGGCGGCGTAGAGGCCGACCATCCACAGCGAGGCGACGACCCCCTCGTACGACGCCGTGGCGTACGTGCCCACGAGCGTGGCCGAACTGAGCAGCATGATCCCGGCGGCGAGGGTGGCGAAGGGGCCGCCCAGCTCCCCGGCCCAGATCAGCGTCGCCGCGACGCCGGGGAGGGACAACGCCAGCGAGAACGCGCGGCCCAGGGCAAGCTGGCAGTCGCGGGGGACGTGCGGCGCCCAGGCGTACAGCCAGTACGCCCCCGGCAGCCGGTAGCTCAGGCGCGCCGGCCCCACCGGCAGGGGCACGCCCCAACTCGCCTGGTAGCGCTGCCGGAGCTGCCCATAGCCGGCCGGCAGCAGGCCCATCTCCCCGTCCGTCCAGACCATGCGCGAGGCCAGGAAGAGGCCATACCCTGCGTACAGGGCGCAGAGCGCGGCTACCACGTCCGCCAGCCCGGGTGCGCGGCGTCCAGCGCCGCCACCGCCGCGTCGTACGCCGCCGACCCGCCCCCCGTCTGGTGCGCCAGCAGGTCCGCCAGCTCCAGACTCTCCCGCGCCACCGCGAGCAGGGCGTCGAAGGCGGCCGTCTGCTCCTCCGGCGTCGCGCTCATGCCCCCTCCTTCGCCAACTTCCGCCGCCAATACGCCACCTGCCGGCACTGCCCACTACACCAGCGCTGGTAAAACTGCTTCGGCACATACGTTTTGCCACATTCCCCACACACCTGCGTGCCAGCCTGCGCGGGTACGGCTACCGGGCCCTGTGTCATCACGGCCTACTTTAGCACCAGCCTACGGGCGTTTGTCAACCTGTTTTCGTCGGCCGACCACGCGCCGATGATCTCCGGAACTTTTGGGCGGGGGAAGCGGCAGGGGTGCCCAGCCTCGCGCCACGCCCGTCCCGTTGCGCTCCTGCCGGGCCCGCGCGCAGGCCACCAGCCAGTCGCGTTGCCACGTGCGCCAGGCGCGGGAGGCGAGCAGCTCGCTCACCACGCGCAGTCTGACGCGGTGCTCTGCGACGCGACGCGTAGTGTCACGCATGAGAAGCACGTGGTGGAGCGTAGTTAGCTCGCGCGTGTCTGATAACGGTGATTATGTCGTGTACGACCGGGTGCGTCATAGCGCGAGACGAGGGTGCTGACGAAGCGCCTGAAATCGCAGGAGGAAACTCGCAAAGCACCGCATCACCCGACGCACTATGGTGCCGATCCCATAGGTATGGTGCCGTCACCATGAGTCGCTGTCGACTCAGTGTCACGAGGTGGACGGTCCGCCTTGCGATTGCCGGGGCACCAGCGCGACTCGCCGGGCTGGCGCTGCTTGGTAGGGCGCAGGTGCGTGGCGGGCTTACCCCACGCCGGCGCGATCAAGCGCCCGCAGACGGGGCAGGGGGTGCGGGTCATGGCGCGCGCTTGCGCCAGACGGCGAGCGTGCGATTCGGCCCCGAGGGCCAGCCGCGTTGCGCGCGGAGAATCTGGCGCAGGCGCGCCTCGACTTGCTGGCGCGTGAGTCCGTGCTTGCGCGCCAACCCCACCACGGTCAAGCCGCGCTTGAACTCCCGTTCGAGGCTCATGGCTGGCGGGTGAAGCCGGCGTGCTCGAGCGCGGGCTTGCACTGGGCGTAGCGCGTGGCGGCCTGGGAGGTGTCGTAGGCGTAGGCCGGGGCGGTGAGCAGGCCGAGGAGCCCGCTGCCCGGGTACGTGGCGGGTTTGTGGCACGTGATGGCCACCGTGTCGCGGGTGTACGTGGCGGTGGCGCTGCAGCCGGTGAGG